TATCAATAAGTGGTCTGGTCTCCTCGAACTTGCATTGGAACATGGATCTGTTATCAAAACAAAGCCAGGTTGGTACGCCTCTGTCGATCCAGACGGAGTTATCAGCGAAAAGTCTTTCCGTGAAAAACAAGTCATCACCAATGGTGAGTTTTGGGCCAATATCATTAAAACTACAGACTTCGCTGAATTCATTAAACGAAAGTATCAGATCGGTGCTACAAAGGTAATTCTTGATGATTCAGATCAAAGCGATTCAATTGGAAGCGAATCCGATGAGGATTGTGCCGGGGAGTAAAACTCGGCAATGGATGGATGAGACACCGAACAAGTTTGCGTATCGGTGTCTACCACTACAGATAGCAAATACCTTTGGTTGGGACATTTATCCCAACTGCAACTTTATGATCAATTGGACAGGAGAAATTTCAAATGACACACTTCATGCTCATTATGAGGAAGATGGGTATCATTTCGTTTCTTCGCCTTTTGGTTCGGGCATTTTCACTATGCATAGTGGCTATATGTTCCGCACTGATCCTGATTGGGATTTGCTTGTTTGTGGTCCCGTTAATGATGATCGTATTGATTGGGCTACTCCTTTGGTTGGTATCGTTGAAACCTCCTGGCTCAACTTCACATTCACCGTAAACTGGAAACTTCATAAGGCCGGAACATACACTTGGCCAAAGGACGTTCCTATTGCAAGGATTGTTCCTGTTCCACACAAGTATGAAGTTGAAACAGAAATGGTGATGCTTTATGATGAGCCAGAAACAGCAGATGAATATAAGATCTGGTGTGATGATCGTGATCAAGGAACACATGATCTGAAAGAAGCGTATGCAACACAGAAAAACGTCGGAACAGTAGAGTTTGGCAAACCCTCAACAGAATGGGAAAAGAACTATTACCGTGGTATTGATAAATATGGAACAAAGATTGAGCATCATATCACCAAACGTAATTTTCCAGAATTTATTGAGGACTGAATGCGTAGAATATTAGAATTAACTTTGCTTATAACATTAGGCGTAATCGCTGCCACTATATTTTCTGGGTCTGTGATATGTGGCATAATGGTCATCATTGAGGTGTTAAGGGCATGATGAAATTACTTTTTAATTTAATGAAGCCTTTTTTGTGGTTGACAACATTCATTATTTGTAGTATTCTAGTCATATTAGTAGCGATTATCAGTTCGTTAACGATTACACATCTGTTTGTATTATTACTTAAGGCTATATAATGGAAGAAACCATTCTGGCTAATCTTATTGAGAACGAGAATTTCACACGTAAGGTTATACCATACCTGACAGAAGAACTCTTTACAGAAGAGTCAGAGCGTATTCTGTTTGGTATCATCAACGAACATGTTGAGAAATACAACGCTCTACCATCCAAAGAAGTTCTACATATTGAATTGGGTAACCAAGATGGCATCAGTGACATTGCTTTCACTGATACACAAAACTTGATTCGTGGTCTGGAAACAGATGACTCATCAAAGCTTGATTGGTTACTTGATAACACCGAAAAATTTATACAGGATCGGAGTTTACATAATGCTATTAGACAGTCTATCAGAATACTTGACGCAGAAGGCGAACATACAAAGGCTGCAATCCCAGAACTGCTCCAAGAAGCACTCGGCATCTCCTTTGACACTCAAGTCGGCCATGACATCTTGGTGGACACCAAAGACAGATTCGACACATATCATCTCAAACAAAACCGCCTCCGGTTCAACCTTGATTATCTCAACCGAATCACTAATGGCGGTCTCCCTACCAAGACCCTAAGTTGCATTATGGCTGGCACTGGTGTTGGTAAATCATTGGCAATGTGTTCAATGGCTGCTGGCAATCTTATGGATCAGAAGAATGTGCTATACATTTCTCTTGAACTATCAGAAGAAATGGTTGCACAGCGTATTGACCAAAACTTGCTTGATGTTACTCAAGATGAACTTATGGATTTGTCACGTGATGAGTTTGAGCGTAAAGTTGATAAGGTTCGTGAGTCAACCAAGGGCAAGTTTGTTGTCAAGTCGTTTCCACCAGCATCCGTTGGCTCTGGACACTTTCGCCATCTTCTGAATGAGTTGCGTGTCAAGAAAAACTTTGTACCAAATGTCATCTATCTTGACTATATCAACCTGTGCACCTCTGCACGGATCAAGGCAGGATCGAACTTCAACAGCTATACTTATATTAAAGCCATCGCAGAAGAGATTCGTGGGCTAGCTGTTGAGTTTGATGTTCCTATCATCACTGCAACACAAACCAACCGTGATGCAGTCAACTCAAGTGATATTGAACTCGATAACACATCAGACTCAATGGGTCTACCGATGACACTTGACTTCATGCTTGCTTTGATTTCAACAGAAGAACTCGATGAGCAAAATCAGCTTATGGTCAAGCAACTCAAGAATCGCTTTGGTGATCCATCAACACACAAACGGTTTTTGATTGGTGTCGATCGTTCTAAGATGCGTCTATATGACATTGACTCATCATATCAGGTTGGTGTCATGGGTTCTGGTGCAGAAGAGGATGTGCCATTGATGGATAGCACAGCATTTGGTGAAGCTGACAACGATCGTTCCAAGACCTTCAAGAAAAATAAGTTCAAAGGTTTTTCATAAAGTGGTTGACAATGGTTTGTTGCTATGGTATAGTGCTATTATCGATAGGATATATACGACATGACTATAACAGATATTATAATCGTCTTTGTGTTTGGTGCATCAATAGGTGGTTTTTTGTGTCTAGTCTGGAAGTTAATGAATACCATGAGAGAAATTAGTAGACTCATGGTTCTTCGTGATGAATCTGACAAAGGTAAGGATGAATGAGAGTTATTCATAAACTGAATGATAAGCTAATTCGCCTGGAACAATTGAATAAGGTGATATCATTTGTTACAGATGGTGCTCCAGGAACAGGGGTTGGTGATCTTGATATTGAAGAACGTGACATGATTTTCGATAATCTTCTTCGTGAAATCAAAGAACTAAATGTTGAAGTTCACGCAGATCTGAAGTGGATGATTAAGGAAGAGAAAGATGGAACATTTGACGATTGAAAAAGTTCAAAATAGATATTGTATAGTTCAGTATAGTTCAGATGGTTCTGCTCGTATTGTCGAACAGTATCGTCGTAAGTTTGAAGCGCTGGCCAGTCTCGAAAAACTTAAAAAGGGAGCATTCGAAGGACCTTTGCCACAATTCATGCTTGGTCCAAAAATCTAAGTCATTTTAATTATTGATGAATCTGGGCAGTTGACAAGCTGCCCTTTTCTGTATATAATGACTTTATTGATTGAGAAAAAGAACTTGTATCGCATCACATTTGGAGGATAAAATGACGACACGAACTCAAACTGCACTTATAGCATGCTTCTGTCATGCTATGTTATATACTCTCGTATGGTTAGCCTTGCATCTATTAGTATCAGACATTGTTCGTGTCGAAGTTTTGTTTGTGATACCTGTCATGATTTTAAGTTACTATCATGGCTTCAAAGACGGATGGAATAGCAAAGAATGAACATCTTCTATATTTCCGAGTCACCAAATCAAGCAGCACAATGGCAAGTTGATAAGCATGTCGTCAAGATGCCACTTGAGTCTGCACAGATGCTTTGTACTGCACATCGTGTTCTTGATGGCACAGAAACAACCGTGCTTAGTAAAACTGGCCGAAAGCTAAAAGCATGGGTTCTACCAAACAAGTTTCGTAACTCATTGCTCTACAAAGCAGCTCATGTCAATCATCCATCATCTGTATGGTGCAGACAGTCACGTGCTAACTACAAATGGCTCTATGATCATTTTGTCGCTCTATCCCATGAGTATGGTCAAAGATATGGCAAGTGCCATAAGTCATATCAATTGCTACGTGATGAGTTGTATCATGCACCCGATAACATACCAGATGGCCCATTCACAGAACCAACTCCTGCAATGCCAACAGAATACATCGTTGAGGGTGACTCTATAGCAAGCTATCGTAACTACTACACCCATGCGAAGTCTGATCTTCATGTATGGAAGCAGAATAAACCTGACTGGATATAAATGAAAAAAGTGACATCACCCTATTGACTTACATATGCTGATATCGTATATTCAAATCATCAACAGGGAGACAGACAGATGGCAACGTTCACAACAATAGGCCCAGACGGATCAACAAAGACACGCAACAGCAAGACAAGGCAGTATGTTTGTGCAACATGGATCAACTGGCAAGGCGAAGGCTGGGAGTGCAAAAGCTTCCACGAAACCCACGAAGCAGCCAAAAAATACGCGCAAGGCTGGATCAATGCAGGACGATCTGAAGTTAAGATAATCGAGGCGGTGGCTTAGGCCACCCACCGGAGGTCAACATGACTCGCACTTCAAAACTCGTTACCCTAGCCCAATACATGCAGCTTTCACAGGCAGATGCCGTAGCACTTCCGACGGTCATCACCGTCTCAGCTGGCAAGGTCGGAATGACCGAAGATGACATGCTGAACGAGGCTGTAATCAACAAGCCGCTCCGCGATTACCTCGCAGAGATCTGCAAAACAACAATGGCCGCGCAAGCGGCCTAATGGAACTGAATAAGTTCTTGAGCACATCAAAAAAAAGTAAAAAGTTGCTATGACCCTATTGACTTACATACGCTGATATCGTATATTTAAATCATCAACAGGGAGACAGACAGATGACTTTTACAAACGGAAAAACAACCATCACCATCCGCAAGCGCGGTCATCATTTCATCGTGTCCGACGATAGCGGACTAACCAACCACCTCCCCATCGTTCATGATGGGTACACCATCACCAAAGCCATCGCCCATTGGAAGGCCAATGGCTTCACCGAGGGGCAATAGCCCCTCACTGACCAACATATGAATTAGAGGCCCGAACAATGCTACTCAACAAAACGCCCGAACAATGGTCTAAAGTGGATGCTGAAAAGGTGTCCCGCGATAGCTCATCAGCGCATGTCATGCATCTAATCGCAGATGCAAAGCAGGATATCATTACCCTTGCAGATGAGCTTGAGCAGTACCGCGAGCTATACGGCCCGCTATGCGACGAACCAGACAATCCCTATAAGCATGCGGAAACGCCGTTCGCTGACAACCATTGAACACAGACTAGCAGAGAAATTGGAGGCTTCGGCCTCCTTTTTTGTTGACAACAGAATGGTGGTGTCATATAAATATACTTATCAAATAACCAAAGACACCTCTATTGAGGATTCGAATATGCTACGCTTTGAACAACACATCACAGAAATGAAAGCGAGTGCTTCGGACAGTAAACATCTGGAGCATCCCGAGGATCGTGTATTTGATCATGGTCAAGCCGGTGTACATAATGCACTCAGTTCTTTGCATAGTCTGCATGGTTCAGTACATGGCAGCAAAAAAGAAGATGATCAAACCACACAGAAAATGGATGGCGCACCGGCTGTGTTCTTTGGTAAGCATCCAGAGACCGGCAAGTTCTTTGTTGGTACAAAGTCAGTCTTCAATAAGAAGCCCAAGATCAACTACTCATATAAAGACATCGAAGAAAATCATGGTCATGCACCAGGTCTTGTTCAGAAGCTGAAACTTGCACTTGATCATCTTCCAAAGATCATGCCAAATCATGGTGGTGTGTATCAGGGTGACATTATGCATGGTGGTGATGTAGAACATCATGATCATGGTGGTGTTAGTCATACACCAAACACCATTACATACTCTGCTGCAAGGGGTTCTGGGCACGCAGAAGCTGCAAAGAAAGCAAAGATTGGCGTGTCTGTTCATACACGACTTGAAGGTCCATTGAACGACCAAGTCAAGCCAAACTATGATGTCAAGCCAAGTGATTTCAATCATCATGAGGATGTGCATAATATTAGTCATGAGCACGATCATACTGGCACTGTTATGCATAAAGATGATCATGAGCAATTCATGCATCATACAGCTGAAGCAAAAAAGCATACCGATAAACTAACACCTGAATCAGATGATGTAATTACACATCATGGTGCACACCTCAAGATGTTCATCAATCAGCGTGTTCGTGATGGTGTATCAAATGATAAAGCCACACATAAGGATTACCAAAAGTTTCTGGCACAACGGGCAACGCCAAAAGCAGGCAAGGATGGCAAGATCAGTTCATCTGCAAAGGCTACTGCAAAAAAGGCACAGGAGCTTCTTGATCATTTAAATGGCAACGAGGGTCATATCGATACGGCACTTGCAATTCATCACCATGTCACAAATGCAAAGAATGCGCTTGTGAGAACAATGGATAATCATGTCGCATCTGGTAATTCAGAAGTTCGTCAGACTATTGATGGCAAACCATCTGCACCAGAAGGTTATGTTCATCACCATGCAGGCACACCAACAAAAATGATAAACCGACATGAGTTTGCACGAGCTAACTTTGGTGCTGGTAAGCCAGGAGACAAATAATGCTTAGCTTTCTAAAATGGCTCACAGAAAGTCATGACTATGGCGAAACACATGTCTTTGTTCCTGGTAAGATGCGCATACCTACGCCAGGACACAAGGGTCTGATTGATAAAGGCAAATCAGTTGCAAAAAAAGCCGGCGCAAAGATGACAATTGGTCTATCTGGTAAAGCACAGCCTCTATCAATCGACCAAAAGAAGTCAATGGCCCAAAAGTTATTTGACCATCCTGTTGAAACTGGTCCGCATGTCAATGGCATTGTTCCGGCATTGCAGCATTTTCATAAGAATGGTGTCAAGCATCTGCATATTGTTGCGGGTTCGGATCGTCATGAAGATTATCAAAACCTAGTCAATCGTTATAACGGAAAGCCTGACAAAAAAGGCAATGTGCCATTCCATTTCGATAAAGTCACTATTCATAAGCATGGTGAAGATCGTGAGGAAGGTGAAATTAACAAGCATCCAACAGAAATGACTGATGACGAAAGAGCTAAAACTGTTTCTGCATCACGCATTGAAGAGCTTGCAAATGCAGGTGATCATGCCGGTGTTGCTGCTTATTATAAAGGACACGATGTCGATACCAAACAATTGGTAAAAGATATCCAATCAGGGAGCAAAAAATGAGCAGTTTCTATTTTCCAAGTGATGATTTGTACATGAACATAGCACGTGGGCTTGTTCGTGGCGCATCACATATTCATAAGTTCGGTGCAGTTGATTCTTTGTCAACTGCAACTACTGGCACGGTTTGGGATGTTGATGATACAGTATATCCTTGGACTGCATTTGCTACACCAGGAACGATTGTTTTGGCTACAGATGTTGCTGAAAATGGCAAGAAGGTAGTCATTGAAGGTCTTGATACAAACTTTGATAATCTTTCAGAAGAAGTAACAATATCAGCCGGTGCAGCAACAACCAGTGGTACATTTGCTCGTGTATTTCGTGCATATGTTTCAGAAGGTGCAACCAATACAAATGATATTACATTATCTCGTGGTGGAACAACAATTGCTGTCATTCGTGCGGATATGGGCCAGACCCTGATGGCCATCTATACAATACCAAATGGCCACACAGGTTACATGACACACATGACAACCTCTTGTCAGCAAAATGCTGATGGTACTGGCAATATGTATGTTCGATATAATACAGTTGGTGTGACATTTCGCATTGCTCATACATACGAGGTAGCTGGAACAGGTGGAACGCACGACTATACTTTTGGCGTACCTTTGGCACTTCCAGAAAAAACAGATATAGACATGCAGATTGATACGCGTTCAAATAATGGACGTTTTACAAGCTCATTTGACATTATCCTTATCAAGAATGGACTTGTATAAATAGTACTGAATACTAATAGTTTTGCGGGTGAGGCAATGACAATAAGAAGAAAAGGTGGACCATCT